ATCCTCACCATATTTTTCCTTGAGAACGTTGAGCCTTTGGTGTCCATTGTAAACCTCGTTATGTGGACCTACCGCGATGGTTTCCACTTGCCCGAACCGATCGAAGCTCTCTACTAACCGCTCAGCCTGCCGCTTATTGATCTGCCGCGGGTTGCGCTCCCACGGGACTAACTCGGATAATTTTCGCTTTTCGTTTGACCAAGTAATTTTATCTGCCATATTGCCATTATAGCACAACATTGCAACAAGTTAGCAATTATGCTATCTTACTACAACGCCGGTGGCAAGCGTTCGGCTGCTTCGTGGGCAGCAAAACCCGAGTGCAATTCTCGGCACCGGCTTAGATTGGCACGATTAGCATAATTATAATTATCTTACTGGGCGATGCAGTATTAATACGTTAATACCCGAATTCCCAGTCATATAAAACAATAGACACTTTATGTCTATTATCCTGAACTCATATAAAGTTTTGGTGATTATCTTTTCATGACAATCGTGCTTATATACAAAGCAAAATAAGCACCGTTGTCTTTCAAAGCTTTGCAAACTTTGCAAAATAGTTTCAAAGCTGCTATAATCAACTCAATCCAGTAAGCTGGAGGTGGAAGGTTTACCCTTTGACATCAGCCCGCCCACACAGCTCTTCGGGGCTTGTAAATCTAAGCGGCTCTTCGGGGCAGGCAGATTGGGCGGGCTGATCTTTTAATCAGTCGTGGGATTTTAATCAGCATTAAAATATTCCTTGTCATTAAAACATCAGAACTTGACATATTTTTGTCAATAAGTATAATGGGATCGTCACTACCTTGATAGCGGGTCAGGCTCAATCCTCTTTTGAGGTTGCCACGCTGATTATAACGTCAGCGTGGCATTTTTGTGCTATAATGATTTTAACAGTACCCGCCACGCGAGGCATTCTGGTGAAGTCTGACGAGACTGATACCAGAGCAAGTCAACCTTGTGAGCGCTTATAAGAAAGAGCCAGCGGACCGAGGCGGGTCAGAGTCTCCCCCGCTCCTTAAGGGACGGGGCGCGAGAGCTGGGGTTCATTCCTGGCTCTCTGCTTTTTCTTGGATATCTTTCCTAACATAGCTGTTAAATATGGCGTCTATGCCATAATCAGACCACACAAACGCTTGGGCTTTACGAGTCGCTGACACATAGCCCATCTTGCTGCTCCACGCATCAACCGCCGTCACTGTTCCCATCCATCGGAACTCAATGCCATTTCCTTCATCAATTAGCTTGTCGTGATGGATGTCGCCTAAGTGCATTTCTCGGATGTATGAGGAAGCCCATTTATCTGGGGCTTCGACTTGCATCAAGCCAGACAATCTTTTGCCCTCATCTCTGCCGTGAGCAAATCCGATTAAATTCTTTTCCCACTGAAAGTATTTTCTCGGGGCAGGTCCAGCATCTACTTTCACATCACCACTCGTGGCGTAAATGTGTTTTAGGGCAACCACCGCTGTATAGCTTAATTCCTCATCGTGATTTCCCGGGACCCAGAGAATTGTCACTGGGGCAATTTTCCTCAATTTCTCTATCGTCTCAATTAAAAGCTCAAGCCCGCAGGTATACATCTTTTTCCAACGGGTATCCGAATCAAGCTGCGTGCCAGCAGTTGTCTGGACTTTAGGATTGTCGAAGTGGAAGTAATCCTGACCAACTGGGAACAAAACTTGAGCTATTTCATAGCCTGAACTCATTACCTTTCTAATCAATTCATCGATTGTGTCCCTGAATAGCTGACCAGCAATCTTAATATCAAAATCAGCATCACCAGTCTCTTTGCCCCAAGCCAGCTTGCCAAAATGAAAATCCATCCAAGGCAATTCGAACAAATACTTCCCAGCATTTTTTGTGCTATATTCTGGCAAACTTACCTGTGGAACTTTGATTGCCATAATGGCATCGGTCAACGCATCAAGGCTCAGCGGTGAATTAGTAATCGGCTTAACTTTGATCGTCACACTGTAACTGTAATTCGTAACCGTAACAGGCTCACTATCACTATTCTTGATTGTGGAGTCCCAATTCCCCTTGCGCAATTTACAATCTATCAGCTCCCACTTTAGCGGGTCGAAGCCCATTTTGGTCATCACAGTCGCTGGGTCAGCTGCCTCGCCATCAGATAGTGTAATATCTCGAACATACTCTCTCGTTCCGTCACGATAATACTTGACCGTCTCCTCGTTCCTGATTTTATCTGAGCTTCCGATTGTCTTTTCAATATAAAGACGCATCCCAGCTAACATCTTACGCGCATAGTCTTCAGTCAGCCCAGCTTTGCCGAACAATCGCCTTATCTTCTCTCTGGCTGGCTCCCCCGTTCGCTTTTCTAAAATTTGCCTCGCAAGATCATCCATACTATTTATCCTCTAAAAATAAATCAGGCAGCTGACTGGCAAATTCAATATCCGCCATTTTCCAGTCTTCTGGTGGGATTTCAATCCAGTTTTCTTTGCCAGTTTTGAACATACGTACTGTTTCCATATCTGGCATTATCCACCACATTCTTTTCGTTCCCTCGTCAATATACACAAAGTGTGGTTTGCCGTTAGCAAGTAGATTGTCCATTTCTCAATACGATTCTGATGCAACATAATCGAGCGGCAGGTTGGCTACCCAATTCATAAAATCTAATACTTCATTCGTAGTTAGATAGCCAATTACGGTATCCTCTAAATCCTTATTGAAATCAGACAAATAAATCAAATGGTTTCTTTTGTTACTGATACACGCCACCTCAGCCGTGTGCTTACCACAATTACAATACGGACCAAATTGAACTGAAGCCGTAAATCCATTAGCAAATTTCATACGAAAACCGCTGTCACCAGTTATTTTGAACATACTTATATTATTTTCGTTCATCTTTCACCTCGCTTTCTAAACTCCAAATTCAAATAATTTATCTTGTTCATCAATTACAGAATCGCACCTGCATTTATCCCTAAATTCATCAAAGGACAGTCCGCTATAAAATCTCATATTGCTCCAATAGCGCATATAACTTATCAACAATTCATTAGTCCAATTCTCTCCGACATAAGAATTTTTCCTCTGTGCATCAAGAGGCTGGTATCTCATTGGATTTGGCAATGCCCCCAATTCTCTTATTTTCTCAAGCCTATAAAGTGCATCCTCAGGTGTATCTTTATAGCCAATCAATACATAAGTTCTAATTTGATTGCGTCTTATTCCAGCATCAATCAACTTATTAAATGCATTCATATAAAGGCGCTCAGTATCAATATTATCCCAAGCTAATCTGATAATCGTGTCATTTGGCAATTCAGCAAACCTCTGTGCGTGATGGTCAGTCAATATTCGTGCATCTAATCCTTGATTAAAATCAATTCCAGTTAGGCGCTTTTCGAGCAACCTATCTATCACTTTGTCGAAATGAGCTTGACTGCATGCCAATAGATTATTATCACAGATGATCGGCTTGACTTCCCAATCGTCTAACTCGCGCAAGCCGCCTTCCAGTTTTGGAACTAAACAAAAGGAACAGTTGCGAATACATCCACGACTCGTAAATACAGCATCAGGATTATGGTATTTTAGTGCATCAACCTCTTCACTACTATCAAATTCCTTAAACATTGATGGGTTCATGACAACATTCTGTCCGCCAACTCTAACTTTATAGCCAGCGCTTTTGTAAAAGACACATCGCATATATGTTTTCTGCAAATTCCATGAAAACACAGACGATATATAAGCAGTATCGCCTTGAACCCATTCAGCAATTCCACCAGACCAGCTCATGATAGCTCTAAATACTCGTCAATTATTTTAATCGCCTCATCGGCGCTATAAGCCACTCGGCAGCAATAGCCATGCTGGGTGGCATAGTCAAAGAACTCCTGCTGTTCTGGTGTCATCTTGTTCTTTCCGAACTTCATCTCAATGAACAAGCCGTGATATTTATCAGTCGGCAAACACAACATCAAATCTGGGACGCCTTTTTTAACTCCTTCCTGCTTGAGACGGGCTGCTACAATTTTATTTCTTTGCCCCCCGTTCGGAATGGCAAACATCCAGCGAAGTTCGGGTCTATAGCTGGCTATTGCAAAAAGTGTCGCTTGCTCATCGTGCTCAGTCATTTTGGCTCTTTATATATTCTTTCACCAAATAAATCACATTCACCACGATCGCTACAATCGCAATAAGCAGCGTCAAGCCAGCTGCTAAGTCGAGTAAAGTTATAGGTTCAGCAGTCATGATCATTCTCCTTTCGGTAGATCTGGTAATGGCATCCAATGGGATATCTCATTCTGGCTATACACAATCCCGCTATCATAATCGCTATAATAAGAATCCCCATGCCGATAAAGAATTTCTATGGCATTTTCTTTTTCACCGAGAATACAACATAAAACTAATTCAAATTCTGATGGCTCTTGCTGCTCAATTGGAATCCATCTTGGCTCATTGACACGATTGTTCCACCTTTCAATGGCTTCATTTTTTGAGCTTACATCATCGGCTATCATCAATACCTGACATCCATGACAAACCACAGTATATTCGCCGATATTCTCTTCAATCATATTGACTTCACTCCCACAAATTGGACATGATTTTAGCTTATTAAACATTTCTACTCCTCTCACCCTTCAAACAATTCACTTAGTTCTTCTGAGCACTCTTCACCAATCTGCGGCGGTTCCAAAAATCTAAACATTCTGGCGGTAACGTCATAAGTGCCAGCCCATTCCCCGCTCTTCAGCTGATAGACGCGCGGATTTCCGTTTGGCGCTGGATTCAATGAGCCCTCTATCATTAGCCGATCTCCCTTATGAGCACCCGCTGCCACAGCCTTTGCCTTTTCCCCGAACATAGAGATGTGCCACCAAACGGTTAACGTTGTGGGTGTATCTTGATCATTCCAGCGTTTTTCGCGTGTGTAAAACTGAAAAGTTACCACCGGTTGCCCCTTTAGTGTTTTACGCAACACCGGCTCCGTCCCTAACCTACCAATCAAAATCAAATTCTGATACATTGCTATAACTCCTTTTGTCTAAATGTTTTCGTTTACTCCAACTTTGCTGCTCAGAAATTCTGCTATCTTTATGGCTAATTCCGCCGCTCCCTGCTTTCCTAAATTCCTGACCCTCAATTTGATCAATCGGTCATAGCTCGCCCGTGCATAAGCCCGCCAGAA